CAAGCAGGGTAAAACTCTGCGCGACAGCTCGTATGAGCACCCATGCGATAAGCAAGGCGCCTGATACGATTAGCCAATCTGTAAACTTCTTCCAAAACATTTGGAATTTCCTTTTGGTAGATTGGGGTAACATCATGGCCACGAAAATAATGGCCTCCGCAGGATTCTCGAAAGACACCGCTGCTAAAAGACTTCTCGAGGTTGAGCGTTAAGCCCAACACCGGAAAGACCTCAGCAACGATATCTACGATGTCCGTAGGAACAATGATGTCGTCGCCATAGACACTCACTCGACGATTTTCCGCCGAAGAGAAGAGGTCACTGATCGCCTGGGATAAACCCCAGAAGACCAACGACTCCAACTCGAAAGTGAATCCGTTGCCCATTGTAGAAAACTTCGCATATGGATATACCTGCTTATTCAGCAGATACGACCGACTGCGAATATCATCTAAAAAATGATACCAATCAATGGGTAAGAGTGCATCTATGAGACCTTTGGAGAGGGTGTCTGACGCAGCTTTCATATCGAGCGTAGCAAGGGAACCGTAAAGGCTCCCAATCCGCGCAAGGTTTTGATTAATACGCTGGTCATTCAAATCGACACCCGCTTTGCGAAGTTTTGATCTAATAAACGCGCCCGCACCTTTCTGGAGAAAGATATTTCCAGTTGGTTCGATCGCAATCGTTCGGTCTGTCTTCGCATTCTTGGGCACAGTGGTAACAGTGCTGTACTCCATCGGCTTGAAAACCGATGGTAACGGACTAAAGGGACCTTCAGCAGGTATTCCGAGGGCTTGCGCCCAGTGGATATCACTGCCTAGGATCCCTTCCAAGTACGGCACCGCACTACGACTCGCACGAATTGGCATCTCGCCAATTTTGTTAGCCATAGTGCACTGGTCACCTTTTACGGTTCCAGTGACACCGGGTCCCCACATGCAGTTCTGCAGGACGCGAAACGGGTAACACGGTCCGAGCAGGTCAGCTATTTTACGACGGGCGGTGAATATCACTGCCTCGACGCGAGGAGAAAATCCTCGTAGCTTTGCCTGCTCAAACCTAGCATTCGCTTCGCGACATACAGATTCGGCCCCAATAAAGGAG